CCACCTACCGAGATGATGGTAGACGGTAAGTTCGAGAAGATTGAGAAGACTATCGATGTTTGGTATGATGGTGTGATGGTTATGGGGACAAACATAATCCTTAAGTGGGAGCTAGCCTCTAATATGGTCAGACCTACGTCGACATCTCAACATGCTATACCAAACTACGTGGCTGCAGCCCCGAGGATGTACAAGGGGGCTATTGAGTCACTAGTTCGTAGGGCTATCCCATTCGCAGATCAGATACAGTTGACTCACTTGAAGCTACAGCAGGTTACTGCGAGGGTGGTACCTGATGGTGTGTTCATTGACGCCGATGGTATCAACGAGGTTGACCTAGGTACCGGAGCAGCCTACAATCCGACTGATGCACTTAAGCTATACTTCCAAACGGGTAGTGTTATTGGAAGGAGTTACACCCAAGATGGGGAATTCAATAATGCTAGGGTGCCTATTCAGGAATTAAACTCAAGCTCGGGGGCGTCTAAGTCTTCGATGCTTATTAATAACTACAACCACTACCTAGACATGATAAGGTCGGTCACCGGGCTTAACGAAGCAAGGGACGGGTCGACTCCTGACGCTAGGTCACTAGTTGGTGTACAGAAATTAGCGGCACTCAATTCAAATACTGCCACTAGGCATATCCTTGACAGTGGCTTATACATATACAGGTCATTGGCTGAGGCTATAACGTATCGTGTAGCGGACATATTACACTATTCTGACTTCAAGGACGACTTTGCAAATAAGATCGGCAAGTATAATGTGTCGTTACTTAATGACATCAAGGACTTGTACCTATACGACTTTGGAATATTTATTGAGATATCTCCTGATGAGGAACAGAGAGCTCAGTTGGAGAACAACATCGGTATCGCCCTTAGTAATGGAGACATTAACCTAGAGGACGCAATAGATATCCGAGAGATTAAGAATATTAAGTTAGCCAATCAGCTACTTAAGATGAAGCGAATCAAGAAGCAAGACCGCGAGGAGAAGATGGAGATGCAGAAGAACGCCATGATATCCCAACAGAACATGCAGTCTCAACAGATGGCGGGAGAGATCTCTATGCAAAAGATTCAGATGGAGATAGATGCCAAGATCAGAGTTAAGCAGGCTGAGACCGCGTTTGATATTGAGAAGTTGAACGCTGAGGTTCAGGCAAAGTCTCATCTTATGGCTGAGGAGTTTCAATACAACTTAAAGCTAGCAGAAATGCAGACTAGTAAAATGGGCGAGATCAATAAAACCAAGGAGGACTCTAAGTCTTCAAGAATAAGTCAACAGAATTCAGAGCAGTCTCAACTTATAAATCAGAGAAAGAATAACTTACCTCCCTTGAAGTTTGAGTCAAACGAGGACAGCTTAGATGGATTTGATTTATCTGAGTTTTCTCCTAGATAATAAAATATATATATACATTTGTAAACTAAATACTTAATAAAATGGAATTAAAAGTAAGATTACTAGACGGTAATGAAGAAGAGAGTCTCCAAGATAAGGAGATAAGATTAGCTAAAGAACATGAAGCACAGCTAATTAAGGATACTGAAGATGGAGGTGTCTCGGGCACTAATTCTGATGATGATGAGCTTGAAGAAGAGAAGGTGTTATCGTACTTAGGAAAGAAACTCAATAGAGAGGTAAAGTCCTTTGATGAGTTTGTCGGTATCGAAAACAAATCAGAAGATATTCCTGAAGATGTTCAGGTATACCTAAAGTATAAGAAGGAAACGGGCAGAGGGTTCGATGACTTCCTTAAATTAAATAAGAACTTTGATGAGATGGACAGTGGTGACCTATTAAGAAAGTACTACGTTGAAACTCAAGAGGGTTTAGATGAGGAAGACATTGACGTATTGGTCGAAGAGTTTAGTTACGACGAGGACTTAGACGAGAAGTCTGTCATCGACAAGAAGAAGATTGAAAAGAAAAGAGAAGTTGCGAAAGCAAAGAGTTACTTCAATTCCTTGAAGGAGAAATACAAGACACCCCTTGAGTCAAGTACGGTGGGTATGTCCGAAGAGGCAAAGAATGAACTAGATTCGTATCGCAACCATATGCAACAGGCAAAGACAGAAGAAGAGGTGACAGATCGCAAGCGTGCATGGTTTTTTAATAAGACCGAAGAGGTTTTTAATAAAGAGTTCAAAGGTTTTGAATTCAATGTTAATAACCAAAAGCTTGTGTATAGTCCCGGTGACGCTGAAGAATTAAAGAGGATACAATCCACACCCGAGAACTTTATCAAGAAGTTTCTCAATAAGGATGGTCTCATTGAGGACGCAAACGGATACCATCGCTCTCTCGCCATAGCTATGAACCCTGATACGTTCGCTAAGCACTTCTACGAACAGGGGTTATCTGACGCTACAGAAGGGGTACTACGTAAACAGAAGAACATCCAAATGTCTGAACGTAAAGCCAACGATGTCGTTATAAAGGGAGGCATATCGATTCGGGAATTAGCACCTGAAAGCGGACGCGGACTTAAAATTAGAAGTGCAAAAAAAGTCTAACTATTAAAAACTAAAAAAAATGGCAGGAGCAGTATTATCCACACCGACATTTGCACTTCAGCCGGCGGCTGAAAAAGTAGCATTGTCAACGAACTATATCACAAACTTTGACTTCTTGAATCAGTATCTTCCGGATACTTACGAGAAGGAGTTTGAGCGTTACGGTAACCGTTCGATTGCATCCTTCATGAGAATGGTAGGAGCAGAAATCCCTTCAGCATCTGACCAAATCAAGTGGGCAGAGCAAGGTCGATTACACATTAAGTACACTACATGTACGGCTTCGGCTGTTGCTGCGGGTGTAGGTACATTCACTATCTCTGATACGGGGGCTACTACGGCAGCCATTCGCATTGGTCAGACCGTGTTTGTGCAGGTTAACTCTACGGGAGTTACAAACAAGGCTATCGTTACTGCAGTGTCAGCATTGGTAGTTACTGTAGCATTCTACGAAGCTACGGTAGGTATTGCAAACACGAACGTGTGTACAATGTTTATCTATGGTTCTGAGTTCAAGAAAGGAACTAATGGAATGGTAGGGTCATTGGAATCAGAAGATTCATTCTTCGACAACAGTCCGATCATCATCAAGGACAGATACGCAGTTAACGGATCTGACATGGCTCAGATTGGTTGGGTTGAGGTTACATCTGAGGGTGGTGCAAGCGGATTCTTGTGGTACTTAAAGTCTCAGTCTGATACGCGCTTGCGTTTTGAGGACTACTTAGAGACTGCAATGATCGAAGCGGTTCCGGCTGAGGCAACTTCGGGTGCTATCACGGCAGGATTCAAGGGATCTGAGGGGGTGTTCTATGCAGTAGGTAACCGTGGTAATGTTTGGGGAGGTGGTACGCCATCAACTTTGGCAGACTTCGACACTATTGTTGCACGTCTTGACAAGCAGGGATCAATCGAGGAGAATGCATTATTCGTTAATCGCGACATGAGTTTCGATATCGATGATATGTTGGCTACCTTGAATGGTTTCAATGGAACCGGTTCTGCGAACAGTGCATCCTTTGGATTGTTCGACAACGATACCAACATGGCATTGAACCTTGGATTCAGTGGATTCCGTAGAGGTTATGACTTCTACAAGTCTGATTGGAAGTACCTGAATGACCCAACAATGCGTGGTGGCTTGAGTGCTGCTACGACTTCAGGTCTTAATGGTACAATCTCAGGATTGCTTGTGCCTGCAGGTTCAACTACTGTATACGATCAGGTGATGGGTAAGAACGCTAAGCGTCCTTTCTTACACGTTCGTTACCGTAAGTCTGATGCTGAAGATCGCAAGTATAAGACGTGGATCACGGGATCTGCCGGTGGTGCTAGCAACAGCGACCTTGATGCAATGGAGGTAAACTTCTTGTCTGAGCGTTGCGTTTGTACCCTTGGAGCAAACAACTTCGTGTTATTCCGTTACGGAGCAGCATAATTAATTATTAATCATAGAATAGGGATGAGTGTCCTTGAGGACACTCTCCCTTTCTTTAAACATCTAATCATATCAAATGACAAACAAAGCAAACATCACACAGACCGACAAGGTCTACAAGTTAAAGAACGGACAGAGTCCGTTGTCATTCACTCTACCATCTAGGAATACTAAGCGGTACCCCCTTATGTGGTTTGACGAAGAAAAAAATATTAATAAGCCACTTCGGTATGCGAGAAATCAGAAGTCTCCATTCGAAGATGAGCAGGATGGGAACGCTATCTTAGAACCGATTGTGTTTGAGGATGGGCAACTAGTTGTACCAAGAACAAATCCGGTATTACAGCAGTTCCTTCACTTCCATCCGTTACTAGGGATTGCATTTGAACTTGTTGACCATGAGGCAGATGCCAAGAAAGAGAGCGATGCTTTAGAGCTTGA